ACTATAAATTTATTGACCGCCAAATCAGCGAAATGTTTGCTATAGGCGGTACTGACGTACATTTACACAAATATATTGGTACCGGTAAGGGCGACGATTTTAAGGATGTCACTCAAATACAAGACCTCCTATTTTTAGAAAATAGAGACAGAAAGTATGATACCGACATTTATAGAGTTCGTGGTCATTATCAAGTACAAGATATTGATTTTAATCTAAGCCAATTTGGGTTATTTTTAGATAATGACATGGTTTATATGACTGTGCATATTAACGATTTTATTAATGTAGTAGGCCGTAAACCACTGCCTGGAGATGTATTAGAATTTGTTCATCTTAAAGATAATTTTGCCTTAAATGATTTCGATACAAGCATGCCTCGTTATTTTGTCATAGAAGATGTAGGCAGAGCTGCTGAAGGATTTAGTGTAACTTGGTGGCCTCACCTTTATAGACTAAAATTAAAAAAAATAAGCGACAGTCAACAGTATGTAGATATTTTAAACCGACCTACAGATCAAGATGTTACTTTTGTAGGCGATTATGTTTCAACTAAAGTTTATTATGCGGGCGAAACAGTTCGACACAATGGTGTGTTTTACACTGCAAATGAAGAAAATACTAATGTTGAGCCAGGCGATAGTTCTACTTGGAAAAACTGCTATACACAAACTATTAAAGATATTATTAGTACTAGCGGAAAAGATTTACAAATTAACGATGCTATTCTTTCCGAAGCAGAAACAAATACGCCTAAAAGCGGTTATGAAACACAGCAATTTTATACTTTGGCAGTAGATCCATCGAATGGCAGACCTCTCTTAACAACAGTAGATGATATGCTAACAGATGCTAGTCAAGAAACATCTAACAGTCCAGATGCAGGTTCTATTCATAAAAGACCGCAACGAGCGGGATACACTGGTTATCTTGTTGAAGACGGTATTCCCGATAACGGGTATGCACTATTTGGGCATGGAATTGCATTTCCTCTTGATGCTAAAGAAGGGGATTATTTTTTAAGAACTGATTTTTTCCCTAATAGATTATTTAGATTTAATGGCGCTCGATGGATCAAAAAAGAAGATGCAGTAAGACATACATTGACAAATACAGATACTCGTCAAACTCAAAGAACTAGTTTTACTAATAACACTAATACTACTGTTATTAACGAACAAGTTGTTCCTGAAAAACAAAGCTTGAGTAAAGCATTAAAACCAAAGGCGGATTTCTAATATGGAATTTTTTTATGATGGTCAGATAAGACGTTACTTGGTTCAGATAATAAGATTGTTCAGTAACTTTACAGTGAAATATAGTGATGGAACTTTAGTAAGGGTGCCTGTTGTTTACGGAGATCCAGACAGGCAAGCTGCTAGTATTGTTAATCAAAATAGTGAGAACACAGTAATGGGAGCACCTAAAATTGCTGTGTATATTACAGATCTGGATCTAGATAGAAACAGACTAGGCGATGCTACTTATGTAGGCAAAGTGCATATTAGAGAAAGAGATATAGAAACAGGAGAATACACAAGTACTCAGGGCTCTCAATACACTGTTGAACGACTGATGCCTACACCTTTTAATCTAAGTATTAAAGTAGACATTTGGTCGTCTAGTACAGAACAAAAATTACAAATTTTAGAACAAATTTTAACATTTTTTAATCCAAGTTTAGAAATTCAAAGTACTGATAATTATCTTGATTGGACTAGTTTAACTGTAGTAGAATTAGAGGATGTAACGTTTTCTAGCAGATCTATACCTCAAGGTACTAACATTAGTATTGACATAGCAACATTACTATTAAAAACTCCTATATGGTTGACTCCTCCAGCTAAGGTAAAAAAATTAGGAATTGTAACAAACATTATTGCTAACATTTTTGGATCAGTAGGCGAAGCAGATCCTGGATACATCGACGGATTAGGTGTAGATGTTAATGCTGGCACAGTTGATATTTCTCAAACAGTTGCAACTGAAAAAGTAAATTGCGGAAACTTAGGGTTAATAGTAACCGGGAATAGTGTAAAATTAACTGCCAACGACGGAATAGGTGGTTACTTAAATTGGCGCATAATTTTAGATCAATATCCTGGAAAATATAGAGCTGGGTTAAGCAAGATATTCTTATACCAAGAAGACGGGTCAGAAGTAGTAGGATACGTTACGCTAAGTCCTTTAGCCAACGATGAAACTATAATGGTTGCTAATTGGGACGAAGATACCTACCCTACCAATGATGCAATAACTGGTCCTTCCAGACCTAGCACAGGTTGGGGAACTTTCGATGCAGTTGTTGATCCGTTAAATTTAGGACCAAACGGATCTGGGTTGACTCCTAGCGCAGGAACTAGGTATCTGATTATCGATGACATTGGAGACATTAATAATTCCGATGGACCGGATGCATGGAAGAATTCTGATAACAGCGACTTTGTGGCAGAAGCCAACGACATCATCGAATGGGATGGAGCACAATGGCATATAGTGTTTAGTGCAAAAGATAATTCAGAAAACTTGATTTATCAAACTAATATATATACACTTGTACAATACAAGTGGAATGGTATAAGTTGGGTGAAAAGTTTTGAAGGCGAATATGCGAGAGGCGAATGGAGACTAGAACTATAAATGATATTATTGATTGTTCTGGAGCATTAATTTTTTCCAAAGTTACTAAAAGATTTTTGTTATTACAAAAGAAAGATGGTAAACATTCTAAAACTTGGGGATTAGTAGGTGGAACTAATAACTATAATGAAACTGCTTGGCAGGGTCTTCAAAGAGAAATTACTGAAGAATTAGGACACTTTCCTGATATTAAAAAAACAATACCTTTAGAAAAATTTGTCAGTAATGACAGTCTTTTTAATTTTCATTCTTTCTTCTGTGTAGTAGATAACGAGTTCATTCCTACTTTAAGTGAAGAGCATTTAGCATGGGGATGGTTTAGTTTGAATGCTTTACCTAAACCTTTACATAAAGCATTGGATCTCAGTCTTCGTAATAAAATTATTCAAACTAAGATCCAATCTATCATAGATATCTCTGACAGTCTTTAAGCTTGCGCTTCACCCCAACGTATAACAATGTTGGCGTTAATTCCTGCTCCAGATACCTTATACACGTTAACGGCTAGTACGTCTGGTCCGTTAGGATAAGTTCCTCGACCACCTAATGTGGTATTTGTAAGTTCTTTTAGTTCATTTAAATTAAGTACACTAGTTGTTCCAGGGCCAGCAACGAATGAAAATACAGTTTCTCCTGGCAGCGCAAAAGGAGGAACACCAAATTTAAATTGTACGGTAGTTGTGCCTGGTGTAAATGCTGCACCGATACTGGACTGGTTAAAGTTCACACGATAGTATGTTGTTCCAAAATAACTTTGCGCTATCGCACTACTTACAAAAGTACCGCCTGGAAACTTAGCAGTATCGTCGACTTCAGTACCTGTAGTTGCTCCAGCACTTATCCAACTGGCACTTTGGAAGAATAGAACCGAAGTAGCTGTAGTGTTATATGCCTTGGTCACTGTTAGGTTACTATCGCCGTTAACATTGGCATTAGCATTTTGGCTCATACCTATAAACCAAAGATTTCCTAATGTTCCATCAGTGTACCAAAATGATATCTGAGTAATTGTAGTATTTGCAGGAATACCAGTACCACTGATCCTATCACCTACTGCAAAACCTTGATTTACGTATGTATTTCTATTGGCTTCTGTAATCGCAAAATAGTTTTGTCCATTTTCAATACTTCTATTACTACGCCAAGACAGTGCTCTAGCTACAATTGTGCCTGTAGGAAATGCTAATGTAGTAGCAGTGGCAGTAGTTTGACTTGCTTGACTCCAAACAACAGAACCACCAGAGGCAATCTGACTGAAACTTGGTTGTCCGCCTTGTGCCGACCCTTGTAATCCAGACCAGGAAATATCCGACGGACTAATAGGATAGTTTTGTGGATTTAACACGCCCTCTACAACAATACCGCCAGTGCCTGTGTCAGCTGTGATTTCAATACCTTTTAGTAGTAGTTGCGCACGATTTAATAACTCGCGTTCTCCAAGATCTCCAACAATCGCATTGGATACACTAGGTGCTAGTCTAATTAAGAAAGCTGTTTTCTTAGTAGTTGTAATAGCCACGTTAGTAGCAGCATAGTTAAACAAATATCCTCGGTCTTCATCAAACATACCGTCTGTTAAGAACGCACTACCCCAGTGACTAATAATTGGACTAACAGTATTACTAACTAGAACTACGCCTGTATTATATTCGTGTGTGCTAGCAGATCCTGCTGTAAATGTTCTCGACGCACCTGCTACAAAATTAGTCATCGGAGCTGCTCTAGTACAACCAGTTAAGGTATTTCCGCTCTTTCCAGTAAATGCTATTAATTCATTGTCAATCATTATGACCCCGGACTCGTTTGGAAAATTAGTCGCATTAACTAATGGAACAGTTGTTTGTGTAGCAGTAATTGAACTAGCTAATTTATCTACAGCACTTTCATTAATAACTTCATATCTAACAGGTAAGTTACCAGTACGCATGTAAGCTTCGGTATTAGTATTACTATTTCTAATACGATGTACAAAAACATAATTACCGTTACTGCCTCTTAGCATATAATCAATAAATCCAGCACCGTACCATGTATATTGAATACCAATCATCTGCATGGTACTTACATCTACATTATAACCGCTTGGACCATTGCCATCTAATCTATCCATATTAAATTCATTTTGCGGAATAATTATATCTTCAACTTTACATAATTTACTACTGGTAGCGTCGACTGCTCCCCTGTAATCTGGAGTAACCGTCATACTAGTTTGACTGTCAACATTAGAAACAGTATGTGTCATTCCTTTAATAACAATTTTATCTCCAGCTTGTAATTGATCTCTGAATCTTGTATTTGTACCTGTAATTAGATTAGTATCCCTAGGTATACTTACTGTTCCTGCAAGTTGAAAGGTACTAGTTCGTCTACCTACACTTAACGTTTGTCCATCGTACTGCCAAAACATTCCATTTTGTTCGTCAAATGCTCCAGCTCGAACAGTAGCACCGTGCCAATTAACCAGCGACATTTGTGCCTGCCCGCTCAATGTTGCGTAGACATTGCTTAATACTGTCTGTGCTTGTACTCTAAATTGTCTTTCATTTACAATATCAGCAACGGTATATGTGCCATTATATCCAGCAGTTTCTACACCTTTAATTTTGATAACACCACCAACCTGACATCCGTGGTCAACATCATCTGTTATTATTGTAATATATGATCCGATTGCTGTGCCAGTAGCAGTCAAACTTTGCAAATCATAGCTTGGTGCAAACAGTGCACCAGTGGTATACATTACACCCTTACCTGACTGATAACGAATGTATTTTTTACTCATACGTATCGCTTGAGCGCCGTGTTGCGGGCCGCCTGTGCCTAACTGAACACCACCGTCATAGGGCCTATGAATAAAATATGCATCCGACCTTGTATATACTGTTCCTGTAAGTGCCACTGTTGATGTATCTACTGTTCCGCTAGTTCTTGCTGTGTAACGAATTCTTGTTGGTGTAGGAACACTTTCTACAAAAAATGGACCAGCGGCATATCCGTGATTAGTTCCATTACTACTAATAGATGTAGTAATACTAGCTCCAGGAACTAGTCCGTGTGCTGTAGCAAACTCTACTTGAATGCCTGAAATAGCTGCGTAAGAAATTGAAGTTCCATCTGCAATTGCTCCAGTTGTAACTTCACTGAGTGTTAATGCACTATAGAAATCAGCTGCTGATCCATTGACTGCTGTGCCTGTAGCAGTCACTGAAGAAATAGATCCTGCTGATACAGATTGTACAGTAACTTCGATATCATTGGCAGGCGAAGTTCCTTCTAAATCAGTTCCTAAAATTGTAATAAGATTTCCAACATCGTATCCGGTTCCAGAATTATTAAAGTTCACAATAGTATATGAACCTCCGGTTCGCGTTACATCGAATGTTGCACCTAATCCATCATTTGGAACATTAGTGCCCGACAATGAGGTAAATGTTTGATCTGTTCCTACTGCTGTGCCGCTAGTTATAATATTTTCTACACCGGTTCCGCTGTCTACTGATAACACAGTAATTGTAATATCGTTAGTTGGTGATGTACCACCAAAACTAGTACCAAGTAAAGTGATTGTGTTGCCGGGTGCAAATCCCGTTCCTACGTTATTCACTGATATCGAATAAATTCCGCCATTGCCTGTGCTGTCATTAGCATCGGTTCTAATGATGTCCCAGGTAGATCCTAAGCCAGATCCAGATGTAGAATCTTGAGGATATGCCGTCTCGATAACACTTACCACGATACTGGTTCCAGTCCAAGAAATATCTGTTATTCCTCCAGACAGATTGGTATTCGTTACTGTAATTGTAAGATCATTAGCAGGAGTAGCTCCTCCTAAATTATTACCTGTTATGAGAATTTGATCTCCAAGATTATAAGCGGTACCGGCATTAGTAATAGCGACATCACCGTATGCATTGCTTATCCTACTTTCATCAAAT